AAAGAATTAAAACCCGGTGCAAGCAGAAAATTTATGGGTAAAGGTAGATTTATTTTTCCAAAACCTCAACTAATGAAAGAAGCAATATTACACCTATTATCTGAACACGAACACACAACTAAAGCTGGTAATAGGATTTGGCAAAGAGGTGTGTATAGTGATGACTTTTTACACGCTTCTGTATTTGCTTGGAATGCTTACAAAAAATTAGTTGGAAGAATGAAATTCTATTAATTTTAAAGGGAAATTGTGAAACAAAAAGAAATCGAAACTATGATTGAAATCTTGAGAAAAAATGGGTTGAATGTTAATGGGTACTGGATTCCAGATGATGGGGTAGACGGTATAGTTACTGTTCTTTTTAATTGCAATATACCTAGTGAAGTTATTGAAGATTTTGAAAAACTGGAAGAATTAGAGTACAATTTGTATGAATTGTTAAAACCTGTCTTAGAAAAGTCACGCTTTTTTAAAATGGTTGGTCTCTTGTGAAAAAAAGATAAACTTAAAAAAATTTTGATAAAATTAAAAGGCTAGAAAGGAACAAAGATGTACTTGTACAAAATAGCTAAAGAAAGGAAAAGGGAAAGAAAAGATTTTTCAAGGCAAGCTTTTATAAACGGGCTTGTTAATCCAATTCCTATAGCAAACGCTATTAGTTCAACTGGAGCTGGTATCAGCACTGGACATCCAATGGTTGGTGCTCTTATAGGACCAGCTGCTATAAATGGTGCTATAGCTAAGGATGAGGGCGTAAGTTATTTGCCAGAGACAGTAGCTGGTGGAGCAATTGGAGGCACTTTGGTTGGTGGTGTTGCTGGTCCTTTTTTAGCAACGGCGTTTGGTGATGTTTATCCAAAGTCTGCATTAATCGGAGGAGCATTAGCTGCTGGAGCACTTGGAGGTGCAGTTACTTCAGGCATTCATTATGGATTAGGAAGACTTTTTGGAAATGATAATAAAAAGTAACATAAAGGAATAAAATGTATCTATATAAGATAGCTGAAGAACAAAACAATACAGCATTATATGTTGGTACAGGATTAGGTGCAGCAGGAGCTGCGGGATTAGGGTTTGGTGCTTACCAATCTCATAAAGGTGCTAAACAAGCTTTACAAAAAGCTAAGAATTATAGGAACGAATTAGATAATTCATTGAAAGAAGTAAACAGCTTGCGACAACAACTTAAAGATGTTTTAGTGAATGTTAATTCTAGAAGGAAAAAAGCAGGGCTTATAGCTAAGATTTTAGATAGAGGGGGTATTAGAAAATTAGGGCCTACAAAAGATGAAATAGCTCAAATAAATGATTTAGACCATAGGATTGAAGCAGGTAAAGAGAATGCTTTTAATTCTCTCAGAGAAGCGAAGAAACACGAAATGCTAGCAAAAACATTAAAAGGTAGAGCTAGGTTGTTTGGTTTAGGTGCAGTAGGGACATTAGCGGCCGGAGCTGGATTAGGATATTACTTAAATAACAACTAAAAGGATTAACAATGAAACATTACACAAGAGAAGAAGTGGCTGCAATGCTAGAAAAAGCTGCAGCAGAAATTGAGAGATTACAAATAGAAAACCAACACTTAAAAGCGCAATTAGAAAAAAGTGCTAGCGAAGCATCTGTCGATATGACTAAAACTGCTTCTGATGAAGCAGGTCTTACTTGGGATGATATAAATAATATGCAAAACGATTTAGGAGTTCCTAGCAGCGTTCAAACTTATAAGAGTTCAGCTGAAGAGGACTTAGTTAACTTCTTATTAAACGTTTAACTTCTTTTTATCTCCCTCTTTTTTTTTTACTTTATAATTCTTTTTTCTATGAAAAATCGCTTTTTTTTGAACATTTGGTAAATTTATATAAAATATAATCGTAAAACATTACAAAAAAGGGTGAAAAAATGAAAAACATCGATATTGTAAGAGGCTATAGAACATTTGGCCACGAAGATTTATATGTAAGCGACCCTACTACAAAAGTAGTAGCTGGAGATATTATTGGACTTGATGGAAAGAAAGTTACTCTTACTGACACTCACGTAGAATGTGGTGTTGCAGTTGATACTAACTTTGACTCAGTAGGTAATCCTAGACCAAGCGGAAAAATTCCTGTATATGTTTCAAACTTTGTAGTTAGATATTATAAACCAGCTCCAGATGGTGTTAATGTTGGTGACCCTGTAACTGTTATTGATGGACAACCAGCTCCATTAGATGACAACCATAAAGTTGTATGGGGATACGTTACAGCTATCACAGATACATCATTTGATGTTAGAGTAAATTACTAATAAAAAAGGATGAGGTATGAAAATAGAAACTCCTAAACTACAAATTAACTCAAATTTTGTTCAAGCTATTTCTGACCCGCAATTAAAAAAAGTTGCGATGGAGAAAAGCTCTTACTTTATTAGAGAAAAAGTAAGGGAACTTGGTTTTGCAAGAAGACTTATTGAGCCAATCAATGTAACTCCTGCAGACCTTGATAGAACTGTAGATAGCGATAGACCAGCTATCATCCTAGAAAAAGATATTGAAGCTAGAGGTTTCACAGTTCCGTTCAGAGGTCAAGGAGAACAAAGATATTGGGAATCTAGCAAAATGCTAGTTGAGTTCCAAAAAATCGAATCTGAAAGAATCAGCAAATCTAAATTCGAAATGATGAACACTAAAACTCCTTACACTGAAATTCTTGAAAAAAGAATTGTTCAAGAGGTTCAAAAAGTTGAGGATGAAACTTTAATCGAAGGTTTCAATAAAATCATCACTGATGCAGAAGCTGAAAAACCTGGAACCCAATATCAAGAAGTTAGCGGTGGTTTAACTAAAGAAAACATTGCAATTCTTATTAAAATGCTAGCTAAACTTCAAATGATTCCAACTGAGAAAAATGCTCCTAAACCTAAATTCTTAATGACTCAAACTCTAAAAGCAGACCTAATCAACCTAGGAATGATTGATATCGGAGATTCAAACGTTTCTAAAAACTGGAATGAAGGTACTCTTGGTGTTGACAGAATAATGGGTATTCCTATTGTTGACACTATTAAAAACGACCTTGTTAAAGATAACGAAATGTATATCGTTGCTCCACAAGATTACTTCGGTAGATTCTTTATCCTACAAGACCATACAATGGTTATCAAAACTGAAGCTGATATGGTTGAGTTTTGGTCTTATGGTGCAATGGGTCTTGGACTTGTTAACACTAAAGGTGTTTGTAAAATTAAATTCGTTTAATTTTTTTTACGTCCCCTTTTTGGGGTAACATCTAAGGTAACCGAGGTTATTTTAGATGTTAAAAAAGCTCAATTTTAAAGGAAAATAATGTTTTTCTTAAACACTGAAAGAGAGAAATATATCGACTTCGCTAAACAAATAATCGAACAGGTAAAACAAACTGGCGATAATCCAAATATGCTTCTTGATAAACTTGCTAAAGAACAAGACCTCAACGACCACCAAAGACAAAGAATCGTCGAAGAGTATAATGTTCATATGTTCTTAGATAAGCTAAAAGAAGGAACTCAACACGAGATGTATCAATTAATGGAACCAGTTATTGATGAACCTTCATCTGTTATAGAAATACCTTATGATGTAAATCTTGACCCTAACTATGGTAAAGAAATGCAAAAAACTGCTTCTTATAATCCTGTTTATGATTTTGGGTATGAGGCTTATTCATTAACTCCAGAAACAATTAATCCAAGTTTTGGTTACTATGCGATAGATGATACAGATTATGAAAGCTTAGAAAAGAAAGCCTTTGAAATTGAGCAAAAACATAAAGAACTAGAAGAGCAACAGCTTATCAAAGAAGCTATGATGCAAGTGGATAAAGATAAATACGAAAGACTTACTAGATTAGTTAAGATTGCTAACGAATCTCCTGCTCTTGCAAAGGTAATTGTTCACGATTTAGTAAAAGTAGCAAAAGCTGAGGAAGAGGCTTCAGAATTATTGTATCTATGTAAACACAGTACGTTTGACGTTCAAAATGCAAACATTAAAGCTATGATGCCTTGGGAGCTTGAGAAATTGGCTGAAGTAAAAGAAATTGTAGAAGAGATAGAACAAATATTACCTACAGAAAAAGAGTTAAAAAAAGGCGGTAAAAAAGTCGTTTGGATAGCTAAGAAAATTAAAGAAAAACCTCATTATGCTATAATATCAGCAATTATAGCTAAAGGGTTGTATGATATGGCAACCAATGAAAAACCAAACGAAACAACAGCAAATATTGCTGCGTTTTCGCAAGAGTAAGGAGAGGTAATGAATGATAAACTAAAAAAGCAGGCTGCTTATGAAGCTGCATATATCGTTAAGCAAGCTGCAAAAAATTACGCATTAAAGAAATTAGCTTTAGCAAGATTAGTTACTCAACTTCACGCTTATAAGAACATTACAAAGAAATAATGTGTGGCTATACAAAGTAGCAACAAGCAAAAAGAAAAAAGACAAAGATGATTCTGTAAGTGTTTGGGAAGCTAAAGCAAGAGGGTTTTTGTTTGGTTCTGGATTGTTTGGGAATGCTGTTGCTTTAGAAAAATTAAGAGATGCTTCTACAAGAAAAGTCTTGGATATGGATGCAAAAGCAGAAGAGGAATTGAGAAGAGAAGGTAAGTGGTTAGATTATAGCGGTGTAAAAGATGTAGATGATGTATTTAAGATAACAGCTAAAAATGC